TCCAGCGCCCGCAGGATCAGCCGGGGCTGCACATATTTGTCCTTTGCAGGCCGCAGCACCATCTGGTTCAGCTGGGCAGCATTGGCCCGGATGCCCCGCCGCAGCTCGTCCTTCTGCCGGCCGTCCCGGGCTTTCTGTACTCGCTTCTCAGCCAGCTTCTTGGCAATGGCAATGTCCTCGTCCCGCTGCTGCTGGGCTGCAGTGATGGCGATTGCGTTTCGTTCTGCCTGTTTTTCCTGCCACTCCTGAGCTTTGCGCTGGTTTTCCTGTTCCCATTCCAGCAGTTCGTTTTCCTGATGGATCAGCTGCCACTCAGCCCGATCAGCCCGGCGCTGTTCTCCTGCCACCTGGTGCGAAAGGTTCCAGTTCTCCCGCTTCAGCTGTTTGTTTTCCAGCCGGATCTCGTCCAGCATCTGCTGGCGTTCTTCCTTCAGCCGCTTCTTTTCGGCCTTCCACTCCCGTTCGTAGGCTTCCTTCAGCACGTCCAGCTTTTCGGCCATGTCACCGTAGTTGGTGATGTCCAGCCCCAGCGTATCCAGATTCTGATCCAGCAGCTTTTCTGCTTTTTCATTCCGCTTCTGCTGTTCTGTCCACTGCCGCAGTGCTTCATCTCGGCTGCCGTTCCGGCTGTTCTCATACATCCTCCGGTTGAACTCCCGGTTCTGCTCCTTCTGCACCTTCCGCAGATCCTTCAGCGCCTGCTCCGCGTTCTCCTCGCCCACGGCAGCAGCCACAGCCTGACGCTGCCAGCGCTGGAACCCGTCAAAGATGGCCTGTGCATCGGTCATCTCCGGCACGTTCAGGATATCACCCAGCATCCGGTCGGCCAGCTCCACTTTGGCATCCTCGTACTCGGCAGCATCCGCAAAGCGGCTCATCATCCTGGGCTTGATGGCATCGTGCACGTTCATCAGCACATCCAGCCACTCGGTGCTCTCCATGCTGGCCGTGCCGTCCACGCCTGCCGCCTGGGCCGCGCCCCGGAACAAGGCCGCTGCCCCTTCCTTGGTGCCGCCCATGGCCCGGGTGTCGTTGACGATGGCTTCATACACTTCCGCCGGGTTGCCGTCCCGCACACCCTCTGCCTGCCGCAGCTTCACACCGTGCCGCCGGGCCTCCGCCACCGCTTCGCTCCACGTCCCGTACCGCTTCACCAGCTCCGCCTTGGCCGGGCCGTCCTTGTTCACCGTGTAGCTCAGGTCGTGGTATTCCGGGTACTCGTCCCACAGCTCGGTGTTCCGGTAGGTCGCCCCGCTCAGAATCTCATCTGCAATGGTCTCAGACAGCGCGCTGGCCTTGCTCATGCTGGCCCCGTCCGCCGTCATGTACTCCACCAGCGCCCGGGTCTCTCCGGCAATCTTCGTCCGGTCGGCCCTGCTGCCGTTGGCCTTTGTCCACCGCACCGCCAGCCCGTCAATGGAATCCTGGCTGATCCGCACCCCGTGGGTCACACCCATCATCTGGGCCAGCGTTTCCATCGCCGCGCTGTTGTCCGCAATGGCCCGGCTTGCCTGCCGCTGGGTGTTCTTCCGCGCGTCCCGTTCCGCCTGTTCGGCTTTGGCCGCCAGCTGGTACCGGAATCGTGCCAGGCTGCTCTCTGCGGGCAGCTCACCTGTCTTGTAATAGTCCCTGATCTCCCGCACAACACGGTCAGCATCAATGCGGCCGCTGTACTCCTTGCTGGCTGCAACCCTGCCGTCGGTGGTGGAAATATCCAGCGTGAACTTTCTCTGTTCACTGCCCAGGCTTCCCGCCATCTCACGGATCTGTTCCAGCTGTGCAGCGGTCGGGGCTTTGTCTGCTGCCAGGTCAACACCCGGAGCTTCCGCCATCACCCGCACATTACCGTCTGCCAGGAACTTGTTCAGTGCGTCCGTCCCTTCCGATACTTCCGCCGGGCCGAACACACTCATAATTTCCCGGTGGTCGGTGTCACGGCTCTCATCATTCCGGGCAAAATCCAGCATCTGCCCATCCGGCAGGATGTATCCGGCCCGTTCAAATTCACTCGTCGTGCCAAACTGCTCCACAGCCAGCTGACGGCGATACTTCGCCGCACCGCCTGCTTCCTTTGCTTTGGCATCATAGACAGCCTGCTGTTTCTGCTTCTGTTCATTTCTCTGGGTTTCCAGCTTGGCATGGGCTTCCCGCAGTGCATTATTCACTTCACCGATTCGTTTTTCAAGCTCTGCACCACGCTGGTTAAAGTCCTTCCGCTTTGCAAGGTACGCCTGGTATTCTTCACTGGCCTTAAACTCCTTTGCCTCGGCAGAGAACAAACCCAGAGATTTTCTCTTCCCTTCAATCTCCTTTACCTCGGCGCTGTTCAGCCAGTTTGTTCGCTCTGTTTTCAGGGCGTTTTGCTGGTGTTCCAGTTCCCGACTTTCTTTTTGAAGTGCCGCCAATTCATCCACGTTTCCAGCAGAGCCGTCACTCAGCTGGAACCGCACCGATTTCTTCACAGGTTCGCTGTTTCCCTTGCTTTCGGCATTTTCTTGTGCTATACTGTTTTTAGCAGGAAAGCTCGGGCGTTCACCGCCCTCCTCGGTTTTGAGTACCGTGTCAGCGCTTTCCTGATAAATAGAACCCTCCGACCCTCTGCTCCCCGAATCTTCGGATTCCATGTGGGCTTTGCCGGAGGGTTCTATTTTTGTAAACGGCACACCTTCCATCTTGACGTTTTGCCCATGATAGGATATACTACCCATAGAACCATAGCGTTGCAGTTCGCTAGGCATTTGGAAGCCTAGTGTCCTAAGTAACGCTGTGGTTCTTTTTTTGTTTTCAGAGGTATACAGCACTTCGCTGTTCCGCACAAATCTCACAGGGTCGTTATCCTTGGTATAAGCACTGGTCGCCTTCTGCATATCCTGGATCACGATTCGGTTTTCTACTGGCTGAAGATCCAGCACGCACAGTACGGGTCTGCCATCCTGCGCTTTCACGCTTCCAAACAAAACCAGTCTGGTATTCTGTGAACCGGCACGCCCCTTATTCTGGCTGGAAAGCACCAGAATGGGGTCATCCAAAATTTCCGGAATGCGTTTGATCTCGTTCAACGTCATTTCCGGGTGTTGTTCTAGAATCAGGCTGATTTTATCGCCTTTCATGTAGATGTCATTTTCTCGTGCGCCCAGTCCCTGCAAAGCTTCCGCCGTGCTGCCCAGCACAAAGATTTCCCGGCTGTTTCGTCCGTCACGGTTCCACTCGTCAATGTCCTGTGCATAGCTCGGGTTAATGGAGTATTTTACCTCTGCGCTGCCCTGCTCCTTGGCTCCCCTATTAGGGGAGCTGGCGCTTTGCGCCTGAGAGGTTAATGCTTCCCGGTATTTGCTGCCTGCCTCGGCCTGGTGCTCAAAATAGAGTTCCTGCAGGTCTTTGAGCTGCTGCTCTGTCAGGCTCTTGGCGGCCTTGGCGGCAGCGTTGGTGGGCTCGTTCTTCAAAAAGCGGTTCACGTCAGCAAGCACGGTGTGCAGCAGTCTGTCGATCTTGTCCATCACCTTCCCGATCATCCCCCGGGCCTTGGCGTTCATCTTCGCTTCTGCCGCCTGCTGGCGCACGAAATTCCTAAAGCCGTCCGCCGTGCCGAACACGGTCTCCATGGCATCGGCGGTGATCTCTTCCAGCGCCTGGTTCCAGGTCATCTTCACGCCGCCGTCCTCATACCGGTCCAGATAGCTTTCCACCAGCTTCTCGGTGCTCTCCATGCCGTTCTGCTGCACAAGATAGGTCAGCAGCCGGTCCATCACGGCCTGACCAGTCTCCGGGCTCCACTCGTTCAGCATGTGGAAGGTCTCGTGCATCACGGTCTCGCTGCCCGCCTCACCGGAAAGGTACATTTCGCCCGCCGCAGCCTTGATAAAGCCCCTGGCGTTGTTCTGTAACCCCTCCACGGCCCGGTGGATGGCGGTGCCGCTGCTCTTTGCTCCCAGCTCAATAAAAGCGTCCATGGCATTGGTGCCCTTGCTCACGTTCCGGCCCTTGAAATAGGTGCCAGCGTCCGGGTTGACTGCTCCCTGTCCGCTGCCAATTTCGCTGGTTTTCCGGGCGTTGTAGGCTTCCGCCTCGCCCTGGCCGTAGGTGTAGGCAATGCGCAAGGCATTCTCGCCGGTCTTTCCCAGCGCCAGCACCTGCCGCACGGCACCGCCCAGGCTGTTCATGCCGCCGGTCAGGTTCACCGCCTGTTCAAAACTCTTCACGTCCTGGGTCACGCCCATCCGGTACAGGCTGTTGGCCGCCTGGGCATACACGGCAGCACCCACGCCCTGGGGCATGGCATCCACCACAGCCTGTGCCGCCTTTGTCGTCATCTGCGCCCGGTTCACCAGCTGCCGTGCGGCGGCTCTCTGCTCACCCCGGTTCCAGTCCGCCGTGTCCAGCTGTGCCGCATCCACCCGGTTCTCTACGTCCGCGTAACTGCTAAAGGCTTCTCCTTGAGGGGAAGCTGTCTGCGCAGCAGACGGATGAAGTGTATTCCCGTCCGCCGCTGTTTCCGCAGCACTTTCCACCGTTTCCACGCCGTTTTCCACACGGTTCCCGTTGACGCTGGCCCCGGCAGGTGCTATACTATTGTTGGAAGCTCCCGGTAGTCCTCTGTAGTCGGATTCAACAGATTCGATGTCAGTTCGCCGGGAATCTTCGTTTGCTTTCACAGACCTGTTGCCAGAAGCATCTGCTTCTGCGGTTTCTGTGGGAGCATTTATTTTTGTGGGCTGAATGTCAACCACATCATAGAATACTTCACGGCCGTCCTGTTTGATTGCCGTCAGAACATCCGCATTGTAGTCTTTGGCTCCGATGCGGATGTTTATTTTTCCGCGATTGAACGATTCCGCATTCTTGTGGTTTGCCGGTTCATTCTGAACATTGTCGGATGTAGAGATTACTTCGTCGAGATTGGGTGTCATCCGCAGTTTGTCCGCATAAGTATCTGTATTTGTGCGTTCCAAACCACGGCTATATTTTGAGCGCACAAATTCGCCCCGACCCTCACGGGTGTTATAAATTGTCTGCCCGCCGCGTTCAAAGTCATCCGGGAACAAATCACGGATAGCATCCCGCACCGTGTTCTTCCAGTTTTCTTCCGGCACGCCTTCTAAGAAGTCCCCGTCCACCTGAACAAACTTATTGCCGTCATCGTCCGTTTGAATAGAATATTTAACACTGTTGCCCTCAGCCGCAGGGCCCGCCGCTTTCAGGTCAGCAGAGCCTTTTTCAGTCCCATCAGACTCCACCGACATGCCAAGGGCCCCACTATTAGGGGGGCTGTCAGCGCTCACGCGCTGACTGAGGGGTTCCGGTTCCCGCGCCAGCTCCTCCCGGCGCTGGTGTTCCTTCAGCGCCTGCTCGTATTCGTCCTGAGCGGCATACCGCTCCACGTTGCCCCGCAGGCTGGAATCTCCCGCGTTCATCCTGGAAAGTCCTGTGCCCACAGCGCCGCCCAGTGCACCGGACGCGCCGCCGGAAAGGCCCGCTTCCAGTGCTGTAAGGAACGTATCCTTGTTGAACAGCGTCTTGGCCGCTTCCTGGTCGCCCATCACAGCGTCAATGGCTTTGTCGGCGTAGGTCTCCACAAAGGCCTGCATAGCATTGTCCGCACCGCCGGAAATGGCGTTGGCAATGGCCGGGTAGGCTTCCCGGAACGCCTGATTGCCCACCTGTCGGCGCACCCAGTCCGCAATGGTACCGGCCACCGTGTCCTTGGCGTAATCCGAGCCCATGGTCTTGGCAAGGTCGGCCACACCCACGCTGTTGATGGCCCATCCTGCGCCAAACTTTGCCGTTGCTTTCAAAATAGCTTTTTCCGGGCTCTCCCCCGCTTCGTCACTGGCAGCCATGCTGTCGCCTGCGCCGTGGGCACTCAGCACCGGCAGAACCAGCGCCGGGTTGATGGCACTCACGATCAGGTTCTCAGCCGCGCTGGAAGTAGCCCCGTGGAAGAACCTCCCCACATTGCTCTCGCCTGCCATAGCGTCCGCAGTCAGGTTTTCTCCGGCCTTGTGGGCATCCCGGCCCCACTCATACAACCCTTTCATGCGGTTGCTGTCGTCATCCGCCTTGTCGTAGAGCTCACCACTCCGGATTCGTTCGTGGGCTGTCCGGATGAGCTCCGGGTCACATCCTGCCGCTTCCAGCTGCTCGTCGGTGTAACGCCCGCTCTGAACACGCCGGATCATCTGCTCTTCGGCACTGGCCGTCAGGGCCGGGGACAGTGCGCCCGCGTACTGCCCGATCATGCCTTTGATATTTTCCTTTTTTCCCTCCAGATTGCTTTCCACACGCCGTCCGGCCCGTTCGCCAAGGCTCAGGTTATTGTACGCCTTCATGTAAAGCCGGGCCCGGTTGATTTCGTCCTGGGTGTAGCCCATCTTTTTCAAATCGCTGTCCATGTACCTGGTGTTTTCCGGCACCGGCATTATACCCATGCCGCCCGTGTCCGCTGCCAAGTAGTCCACGCCCGCCGGAAGGTCTGCTGCGCTTACAGCCCCGCGTGGCAGCGTGGGATCTGTCACCAGCCTCGCCAGCTCCCGGTTCCGCTCGGAAGCATCCTTCCAGTTGTTCACCGTGCTGTAAACGTCCATTCGGATACCGTTGTTCCGCTGTTCCCGCAGCTTCTGCACGGTGCTGGCATTCTGCTCCATCTTCTCCGCCGGGCTCACTGTCACCTTCTGCCGGTTCAGCTCGTCGCTCCGGCTGTCCATGGCGTCCGCAAAGCCCAGGTTGTTCCTTGTCCGGTAATCCTCCAGCGCCGTGGAATACAGGTCGGTGCCCGTCTGCTGCTTCTGGGTTTGCAGTGCCGCACGTTTTTCGGCCATTTTTTCCGCCGTCCATGTATTGCTTTTATTGTCCGACACAGAGTTTCCCGTACTGCCAAGGGCCCCACTATCAGGGGGGCTGTCAGCGCTCTTGCGCTGACTGAGGGGTTCTGCCCCGCCAGCAGCGGCATTGGTTTTTTTCTGAAGTTTGGCCCGCTTCTGGGCCATCTGTTCTGCTGTCCATGCCATTTTTGTTCTCCTTACCATCCCATCGCATTCCAGACCTTGGCCGCCACGTCATCATTTATGCCCATGTTGACCAGCCGGGCATAGATCGTATCCGAATCCACCCCTTCTGCACTCCACCCCTTTGCATAGCTCAGGGCGTTGCTGTACGGCATTCCGGTACTCTTACCCGTGCTCCCTCCCGTGGTTCCCCCGGGCATGGCCCACTTGTTCGGATTCGCCAGCGGGGCGATCAGCCCGCTGCCAGTTCCGGTCGCTGCTGTTGTGCCCGTGTCACCGTCCGGCAGCATTCCGGCGCTAGCCAGAATGTTCGCATAGACGCTCTTGGTCGGGTCATCATCCTTCAGGCTCTGATACTTACCCAGCGCCGTCAGCAGTTGGCTGTTTGTCCACCCGCTTCCGCTCTTGCTGGAGCCGCCGGAACTTCTCGAACTTCCTCTGCTCTTCGTAGCTGCCGCCTTTGCCAGCTGGGTCGCCAGCTGACGTTTTGCAATGGTGCCATAGGAACCGGCTGCATTGCTGTCCAGCCCGTACATCTTCAGCAGGTTGGCCGCTGCTTCCTGATTTCCGCTTGCCACCAGAGAAGCCGCGGTGCTCAGAACACCAGCCTGATCGTCCCGGGTCACCGGTGCGCCGTTGTAGTTGGCAAAAGCGTTTGCGTTCAGGCCGTACCGGTTCAGCACGTCGCTGGCCGCATCCCCGGCTCCCTGGGTGTACAGGTTGAACGCCTGCTGGTAAGCACTCAGGGCATCGCTCTGGTCGGTGCGGTTCTTGTTGTACTCCCACTGTTCCCGGGCAAAGTCATTTTCCCACTGCTGCTGGGTGTACCCCTTGTACCCATCGTAGGCTGTCAGGGCCGCCGAGCCAATGTTCTTTACCGTGTTCCAGAGGTTGTTCCAGTAATTGTCGTTCTCGTTCCGGGCCTGTTCGCTCTGGTTGGCAAGGAAATTCTGCCACGCCGTGTGGTTGGCAAAGTTGCTGCCGTAGGCACTGCGGTCCAGCGCCTCGGTGTTGGCCATGCCGGAAAGGGCACTCAGCAGGTCGTTCTGCTGGTTCTGGTATTCGCTCAGTGCCTGGCCTCTCAGGCCTGGTACCGCATTGTCAATGCCGCTCAGCGCCTGCTGCTGGCCCTGCTTTGCCACGCTGTCGGCGTAGCTGCTGCCATACCCGCCCGCCAGCATCGCCGCGTTGGCCTGGGCGTTCTCCGCGCTGGCGGCAGCATTGGCCTGGGCCTGGGCGCGGTACTGCTGGTAGGCTTTGCTGCCGGTGTCCCAGTCGAACCCGCTGCCGATCTGCCCGGTCAGGCTGTCCATTGCGTCCTTGTTCCGGCTCACATAGTCCGCCGGGCGGTTGGCATTCCATTCCCGCTCTTCCTGTTCCGCCTGATTCTTTCTCCGTAAGGTATCAAATAACATGTCGTTCTCCTTTTCTTCTGCCACACACCGGTCTTCAGATCACGGCAAGCGCTTTCAGCACCCACGGCAGCATGCTTGCGCCGACCTGCAAAACGTTCCCCCAGAAGTTGGTGTTGTTCGCATCCTTCTTCTGGTTGGCCTCCACCGCGTTGGCATATTCGGTGTTGGCATTGTTCAGCTGGCCATGGTAATTGTTCAGCTTGGTGTTGTAATCGTTGATTGCCAGCTGTTTCTGCTGCTGTAAAGAGCTCAGCCGGTTGCCCAGGTCACTCTTCCTGGTGGCATATTCGTTGTAAGCCTGGTTGTATAAGCTGTCTGCCACGTCCGAAAGCCCGTTCATGGTGCTCTGGTAGGCCGTCTGCCCGCTGGAAGTGCCCCAGCTGTTGCCGTAGCCGCCGCTGCGGGCCGAAGCGTTGGCGGCAGCGTTCTCGCTGGCCAGCTCCGCACCCCGGGTGTACTGGTTCTTGTACTGCTGGTAAGCCGCGTCCTTGGTGTAATCGTAGGAAAAGCCATCCCGGTTCATCTTGTCCAGCTGGCTCTGCGTGTCGCCGATCTGGCTGTCATACTGGCCCGTCGTGTCCTCCGGCTGCTGTCCCTTCCAGTAATCCAGATTGTTCTTTGCCGTGGTCACCCGGTCATTGCTCTGGGCGTACTGGTAGCTGTTGGAATCGTTCTTTCTGGTTCCAAACACGCCGGTGCTCGCATTCTTTTCGCTGTTGCCTGTAATGCTGTCATACACATCCCCTACCATCAGCCCCACATTGTGGCCCGGGATCAGGTACTCCCACCATTTTCCTCTTGCCATCTTCTCACTGTCTCCTTTCGTCTTCGCATTTCTCTAAGCAGAGCTCCACCTTCGGGGGAGCTGCAAGCAACTACACCGCAGGTGCATTGCGCGCTGAGAGGGTTACTCCACCTTCAGCCCCATGGCCACCAGCTTGTCCCGCATGGTGTCGCTGAAGTTCGTCTCGTCCAGGTTCTGCATCATGTACATCATCTGGTCCCGCAGCTGCATCAGGTAGTTGTTGATGCTTCTCCTGTCCTCCGGGGCCATGTTGTCACTCAGTTTCGGCATGGCGATCTCGCCAAGCCTCGTAATATCTGCCATATAAAATCTCCTTCCTCTAAGCAGGGCTATCTCTTCGGCTCCCCTCCGGCCACCCGGTTGCCCCGGCTCTCTGCCATGCTGAACGCAATGCTCCGCACCGCGATCTGCCCGGTGCCCTTGATCCGCAGCCGCATGGTGTCGTGCCGCTCCGGCACAAAGGGCAGGTTGACCCGGGTGTATTTGTTCAGAACGGCTGCCTGGCCCAGCGTCTCCCAGGCCCCGCCCTCATAGCTGGCCTGCAGCTCCACAACGCTGTACGTCAGGGCATCCACTCGCAGAAACACCCGGTTGATGTACTTGTCCGCCGGGATGTTCAAGCCAATGTCTCCGCTCACAGCTTCAAATGACACCTTCTGTTCCAAATTCGCCTTTGCTGTGTCGGTGTCCCGGTCGGCCTCCCGTTCCGGTTCGGTGGCCCACAGGTTCACGCCGTCCCACTGGTAGAGCTGCCGCCCCGTGGAGCACATTGCCCAGCCGGAAGCATTCTCTTCTGCCGCCGTGTCCTCCTCGTGCCAGAGCCGCCGCTCGGTGTCGTAGACCAGCAGCCGGGTCTCGTTCCGGCCCGGCACCCGCAGATGCAGGTAATACCGGGTGTCCAGCACACCGCCCACCGCCCCGCGCACGTTCATCAGCCAGGTGTTGTCCAGTCCGCCGCTGATCTTCACCGGCAGGCTGCCGTCCCAGGCCATCACGCCGTCAGGGGAAAGGTAGTACAGCACCTCTGCCAGCACGCACATGCTCTTGCTGGCCTGCTTGGCCACGCCCCGGCACTGCACGCTCACCAGCTGATAGTCCGCCGGGCGGCTGCCGTAGAGCTTGTGCAGGCAGTTCTCCTTGAAGAACAGCACATAGCCCATGCAGGTGGCCGCACCGGTAAAGGGGCCGTCACTGCCCACGTTCACGGCGTAACTGTCCGAAGCAATGCCCCGGTAGCTGTACCAGTTTGTGGGGTCGCCCAGCTTGCAGCTGTAGATCACGTTCTCCTCGCTGTTGCAGCCCCATACCCGGTTAGCGTTCTCGGTCACATATTCCATCCGGGGCACCCGCCGCCGTGCGGTAATGGTGGTGCCGCCTGCTGTGGCGCTCTCGCTGCCGTTCATGCTCTTCCAGGTGGTACCGCCTGCCGTCACGGTAAAGCTGCCGTAATAGCGTGCGCTCTCGGTCTTTGGGCTGCCGGTCAGCACAATGCTGTCCCCGTCCATCTGCTCAATGGTCACCTCGCCGTTCACACCCTCGGCCAGATACTCTTCCACCAGCCCGGGCACCTGCTCCACCGTGATGGTATCCCCCTTCTTGAAGCCCGCAGCGGCCAGCCCGGGCAGGGTCATCTTCACGCTGTTCAAAAGGATCTCCGCCCACTTGCCGCTCTTGGCATCGTACTGTTCCAGCACGTTCACATAGGCCCACTTGCTGGAAGAGGAGTTCTGTTTCAGAAACAGCGTCCCGTCCGCCGGGCCGGAAGGTTCCGTGGTGCCCACGCTGCTCACGGTGTAGGTCTTGCCGCCCGCGTCGCAGGGGGCAATGGTCACCGTGCCGGTCTGGCTCCATGCAGCGCTCAGGGCTTCCAGCTTTCCGGTGGCCGTGTCAAAGCTCTTGGCATCCGGCCAGATCAGGATCTTCGTGCCCATGCCGATCATAATTTTCTCGCTGTCCGTCACGGCATTTTCCAGCACGATCTCCCCGCCCGCAGCCGCGGTGGCCACGTCGTCCTCGCTGTCCTCTGTGTAGCGCAGGGTGGTGCCCTCGCACAGCAGCAGACCGTTCAGGTGGTACATCCCGTTGCAGCGGCCCATGGCCCGCATGGTGCGCCGGGGTGTCCGGGTCTGCAGTGCGGGGTATCCCCGGCTGGAAAAGTTCTTCATCTCGGTAAATTCTGCCTCGGCGCAGGCATAGCTTTCATTCAGGCCGCCAAAGGCCGTCTGGATGCTCTTCCCCGTCGAGATGCTGTATAAACTCGGCAGTGCCATCTCAGTACCTCCACTTCGTGGCCATCCTGGGCAGGTAGGTGTGCCTGCACCAGGCTGCAAACTCCTGCTGGTTCTCGTTGGCCAACTGCATCTCGTTGGCATAGCGGTCGGTCTCGCCCAGGGCCGCGTCCATCTGGGCCGCCAGATAGTGGGTATAGTAGCTGTCGTAGGGCTCCGGCAGCAGCAGCTCCGCGTCCTGCCGCAAAAGTTCCTGCTCCCGGTCGTATAAAATATCCGCACCCACGGCATCAAAATCGGTGGTGTCGCTCTTGTCCACCACGCTCTTTCTCAGCCCCGCATCCGCCTGCCGCAGCCATAAGATCTTCAGCTCGCGGTCAAACCCGTTGTTGGGCCGCAGCTTGTCAGCGGTTTCGATTGCCTTTCCTACAGTCATATTTCAATCTCCTGTCTAAAATCCTTCTGTCCTCGGGTAACATAACCCCCCAGTCACCTACGGTGACAGCCCCCGCTAATAGGGGGGCCCTTGGCATGGCGTAAAACTTTCCCTCTTTGCCAAGGCCGCCCCTACTAGGGGCGGTGGCATTGCGAAGCAATGACGGTGGGGTTTACCGCCGCCATAGACAAATAACCCCCGGCACAGCGTGTGCCGCCGGGCCGGGGGGATACATCTAAGCAGCTCCGGCCATGCCGGACTGCGCACTGAGAGGGTTAAAATTACGCCTTATTCGCCAGCTCTTCCATGCGGGCAGCGGTCTGGTCGTCCTGTTCCTGGCTGTGGCGGATGACCTCCGCCACCTCCGGGGGCACCTCAATGTTCTTGCCGCGCTGCAACTGGTAGTGCACACCGTTCACGCTCACGAACAGGTCACCCTTGTACTTCCCGCCGTCCGAAAACAGCCGGATCGTCTCAGTCTTTTTCTTTGCTTCTGCCATTTTATCGGCTCCTTTCTATTTCCTCTAAGCAGGGCTCCCCCTTCGGGGGAGCTCCACGACATGCCGCCATAGGCGGATGGAGTGGTGAGTGGGTTAGTTCGCCTCAGCCGTTGCGCTGTACCGTGCGCTGCAGCTCTCAATGCGCACCATGTACTGCTCCACCAGGCGCTCAGCGGTCTTGTGTGCCTTCCAGCCCACAGACGCACGCTGGTTCAGGGGGTCGTCACCATAGCCCAGCTGCTTCACGATGTGCTCCAGGCCGCCGCCCTCGATCTCGGTGGAACCGTAGGCGTGGGCACCCAGGATCAGGGTGCTGAACACGGCCAGACCCGCCGGGCAGCCGGTGCCCTTCCAGATCTTTGCCTCGCTGGTCTCCACAAAGCGCACACCGTGCAGCGTGCCGATCTCGCCGTTGTAGATCTCGTCCGGCTGGGCGTACTTGTGCACATCGATCCAGTCCGGGTCGCGGCGCAGTTCATAGGCCACATAAGGGTGGATGATGCCCACAAAGCTGGTGCCGATGGGGTCAGCGTTCATGGCTTTCAGCTGGGTGGCCGCACGGGCGATCAGGTCGCTGGTCAGCTGGCAGGTCGCGTCCAGGGTGGCGCGGCTGGTCACAGCGGTCTCCGCGCCGCCCTCGCCGATCTTGGGCGCATAGATCACATTGGTGCCGCCCGCCAGCACATCACGCACGATGGTGTCCAGGGTGCGGCCCGCCTGGCTGGCAATGATCTTAGTCGCCTGCACGATGTTGTTGTCAATTGCAGTCAGCTGCAGCGTGTCGGTAATGGGTACCCAGCCGCCGTACTGCTTGACTTCAGCGGTAACGGTGGAAACGTTCATGGTCTGGCCGTCCGGGGTCACACCCTCGGTCAGCGGAGTGGTGGCCTTGGGCAGGCTGTCATACTTGCGGAACTCAATGTTCTTGCCGCCGTTGGCCGGAATGGGATACGGGTCACCGAACTGGTCATGCACCAGGGCAGGCTCTGCCTGGTCGATCAGGCGCTTCTCGTAAAAGGTTTTCATCTCGGCACTCATGCCGGATGCGCCGGTGGTGTTCTGGTTCTGGGTGCTGGCCGTTGCAAACATCTGCAGATCCAGCTTCAGGTTCTCGGTTCTGTTGTTCATAGCTTCCTCCTAAAATTTATTTTCCTCTACTCACGGCTCCCCTACTAGGGGAGCTCCGGCATCTGCGCCTCCGTAGGCGGACAGTGCCGGTGAGAGGTTTACAGTGTAATCACTTCACCCCGCATGACCCGCTTCTCCATCTCTTCCATTTCCTTGCGGCTCATGTGGGATACGTCGATCTTGGTCTGCACCGCGCCGCCGGGGCGGGTGCCATTCTCGCCGGGCCGGGCGTTGCGCTGCTGCAGCCTGTTCACCACACCCTGCTCCACCTGCCGGGCCGTGGCGGCCTGCTGCTGTTTCAGGATGTGATCAAAGTAGGCGCTGCGGTAGGCGTTCGTCATAGAAACGCCCGACCGCATCATCTTCTCCACTTCCGGGTTCGCCAGCACCTCAGCCATGTTGAAGTCGGGATACTGGGCTTTCAGCTGCTCCGCTTCCCGGTCCCATCCAGCCTGCAGCTCAGCAATGCGGGCCTGCTGGGCACGCTGACGTTCCATCTGCTGGATCATCTGCTGCTGTTCGGTCAAGTGCTTGTTCTGGCTTTCCAGCTTGTCCAGCTCCCGGGCCGTCCTGGTGGAAACGCCCTTCTCCATGGCCAGCTTCTCGTAGTAGGCATCGTCTTTCACCGCGCCGTTCCGCACAGCCTCTGTCAGGGCCACCAGGTCGTTGGCATCCGTGCCGTACTTTTCCTGCAGCGCCTGCATCAGACCCTTCATGGCCGGGCTTGCTTCCAGCCGCCGGGCCGCTTCGGTCACGGCGTTCTGCATCAGCTCCTCGGTCAGGTCGGCATACTCTCCGCGCAGCAGCTCACCAAAGGCTTTCCGCCGCTCCTCCGGGCTCTTGGTCTTGCCTTCGCCCTTCTCCTCGCCGTCCTTGCCCTCGAGTTCGTTCTGGTTCTCTGCCGCTTCCTCGTCCAGCTCAGACTTTTCCTCACTGCCAAGGGCTCCCCCCTCGGGGGAGCTGGCGGCGCTCTGCGCCGACTGAGAGGGTGAGCCCTCTTCCCGACTGCTCCGCTTCAGCACCCCGCTCCGCCGGGCCAGCCGCTCTTCTGCCGGCCGCAGGGCGGGCAGCTCAATGGCATTGCCTTCCCCGTTCGCTGCCCCTGCCCCTGCAGATGCGTTGGCTCTTCCGTTGGGAGAGCTGTCCGCGCCAGCGGACTGAGAGGTTCCGTCCCCGCCCGCAGCACCACCGTCTGCAAACATCTGCAGATCAATGGCATCTGCCTTGTCTGCGTGCAGGTTGATGTACCGCACATGCTCCGGGTAGGCATCCGCCAGCAGGATCAGACCGTCCGTCACCAGTTCAAATTTTGCCAGGCTGTCAGTTCCCTGCTTTGCCTGTACCACCATCAGGTTACTGTCATCGGCACAGGTCACGGTCCCGCTGTCCAGACTGTAGGCCAGCGTCTGCATCAGCGCGCTCACGGCAGCACATACAATGTCCTGCCCCTTGGGTGCAAACTCCGCGTGCCCCTCGGCCCGCAGGAACATCATGTCTCCCATCTCGTTGTAAGTGATCTGGATCATTCTATCGCTCCTTCCAAAATTTCCTCTAAGCAGAGCTATCGGGTTGCGGCTCCCAGCATCCACTTCGCACAAAGTATTGTGCTTGTGTCTTGCTGGCCGCGGCCCCAACAGCTCCTCCCTCAATCCGCCACTGGCGGCGGTCGTCGCCGTTGCTCTTCGGGGGAGCTGCAAGCAACTGCATCGTCAGACGCATTGCGCGCTGAGAGGGTCATTTATTCGGATTATTCACGTTCATGGCCCGCTTTGCCGCCTGGGTGGCCAGGCTGTTGCCTCCGCCGCCCACCACAGCCCCCAGGCCGTTGGTCGCCGT